AGGCTGGCGAATCAGGGGGCCAATGCTGTCCAAATTCAGTATTGAGCAGGCCACTTAAATCTGAGCACCTCACAGGGCTATATCCATGGCTCTGGTGTTGATCTGGAATGCCTTATCAACCTTGAAGGCAGTCAAACAACTGAAAACTCGGCCATCCGCGGCCAACTTTACTAACCAAAACCCTTGTTCTGACTGAGATCTCATCTTTTGGGATCGCATGATTGATGCGGTGACTTAGTTGCCTGCCGTATCAGTACCAGTCAGAGACAGGCATTACACCTGAGATCTCTGAGAATGACTTTGCAACAATTCAACGAAAGCAACGAACTCGACTGGCCGGAAAGACAAGCACAAATTGAGCTTGAACAGTGGTGCGTTGGCATCGGTGGAAAGAGAGCAACAGCGGGAAATTGGATAAGAGGTGCCGATGGCTTTATGTCACACGCTGCGGCCGGTCCTTTCTTGAAGAAGTGCCACGCGCTCTATCAGAAGTCAAAGCACGGACCAATGGCTTATGGGGCCATCTGGGCATTGATGGAAGACGACATCGCGGTGATGCAAGTGGCCGCCGAATCGTTGATTTATATCTTGAATTTCAACGCTCATGGAGCCAAGCGAAACACCCTCGCCGCAACGGTCGGTAAGCGTGCTGAATTTGTCCTATGGCTGAACCATCCGCAATGGAAAGGTTCACGGCATTTAAAAGGACTTCGATTAGCCAACGGCAGGACACTCGACATGTCCCTGATCAGGAAACGGTTGATTGATAAGGGCTTTAAGAAAGCCGCGGCCTACCAGCCCTTAAACCGTCAAGACAGGCTGAAGCTTGGAACGTTATTTGTTGAGCTAGTTGCCCAGACAACAGGATTAATCACGATCAGCCCTGAGAAGGTCAACAGCAAAGGTCACATTGCGTTGGTGTGTCGCATGACTCCTGGTTACTGGGAGTTCCTGCGCAACTGGAAACAAAACCTGCTGCTATTGCGTCCGGCTTATATGCCAATGCTGGTAGCTCCCTCGGACTACACAACGCATGACGACGGGGGGTTCATCACGCATGGGACTACCTGTTCAACGGTGCCATGGGAACGCTGGGATTCCCAGATGCGGGACGCTCACCCTTGCGTATTGGGCAGCATCAATTACCTGCAATCAATTCCGTTCCGTTTTAACCATGAGCAGATCGCATTACAACGCGAAGTCTGGGATTTAGGCCATGAGATTGGTGGTTTGCCATGCCGTGAACGTATGGAGCAGCCTGTTGATCAATGGTTTAAAGAACAGGGCCTAGGGCCAACGGCTTACTGGACTGCCTATTGGAAATGGAAGGCAGACGGCCGCAAGACAGCACAACGCACCCAATTCATTCATGGCCTTATCTCCTATGAGCGCTTAAAAGAGGCCAAGAAGATCCATTGGGTGTGGTTCCAGGACAACCGCGGCCGTTGTTATCAACGTGGAGCCCAACTGAATTATTTGGGTGGTGACGTAGCCCGCAGCCAGATCACATTTGATCGAGCGGCACCAATGAAAGGTCACATGCCTGAATTTCTTTGGGCGTTGGGTGACGCTTGGGGCCTGCCAAAGAATGGACGCGCTAGGCAGGAATGGGCAGCAGAAAATGGTCAGCTATTGACCAAGGCCGGGATCAATCCGTTGGATTGCATCGGCTGGTGGGAGCAGGCAAAGGAGCCATGGCGTTTTGTGGCGTTGGCTAGGGAGCTGACCAACTACGCGCAGGACAACGAATATCAAACGCGGATGGTCTTCCAGCTAGATCAAACCTGCAGCGGTTACGGACACGTCGCTTGTTTATTGCGTGATGGTGATCTGGCTTTCTGGACCAACGTTATTGGTGACGAGGCTATGGATCTTTACGGGGAGACAAAGGAGATTGTTGATATGGAGGTGTTGCCGCAGATGTATCAAGAGGCGATCAACACTGATGACGACAAGATGATCCGACTGTTGGAGTGGTGGGGCGAAGAGGAGATCAGCCGATCGCTGATGAAACTGTGCGTAATGCCTGTGATCTATGGCCGCAGCTACAGGTCAATGGTCCAGGTACTGGAGGAGTATTGCCGCGATCGGGTGTGCAATTTCTTGACGCCTGATGGGCTGAAGATTGTTGAGTTAGCAATGGTTGCAGCCAGGGCTATTGATACGGCGGTGAAGAAGCAGTTACCGGGCGTTGATGCGTTGCACAAATGGCTAAGGACTGCAGCCAAGGCTTGCCTGGATAGTGGCATGGCTCCGTATTGGCAAACGCCTAATGGATTAACGGTGCTGAGCTATTCGCGGGAGACATCAGAACACAAGATGTTCTTGGAGCTATCGGGCCGTGCTATTCGGGTGGCTTGCGCGATTGATGATGGGCCATTTTCACCAAAGAAATCGTTTAGCCGCTTAACTGCTGATTACGTGCATTCAATGGATGCTGCGTTTTTGCAAAGGTTTATTTGGCATTGGAAGTCCTACAACTATCCGATCGTGACAGTTCACGATTGCATTGGCACCAGTCTCGACAAAGTAACACTGCTAAATGAGGAACTTTGTGACCAATTCAGCAGGTTCTACAGCGAAGATCACTTGGCTGCTACTAAGGCCAGGATCGAGAAGAAGACTGGGCGCAAACTGCCCAAGATCCCTTGCGCTGACACGCTTGAGCTAAGCAGCATCGGTGAGAATTGTCACCTTTTTTGCTAGATGCTTGACAGCATTCAACCTTTTCATTACTGTTAACAAAGCTGGCATTGCTAGGTTCCCTTCAGGGTTCCGAACACGTAAGTCCAGCACCACAAACCCCATTCGTTTCCTTTACGTGAAAGCACAAACCTCACCTCTTTGCGAAGTCGCATTTGCCTACCTTTCGGAGCCCCGTGAAAACCTCGGTGGCAACCTTGAATGGACAATTGGCGTCAAGTTAAAAGAGGACGAGATGCTCCCTTTGATGGACATCTGCAACGAAGAGATCAAAGAAAAACAGAAGGCTGGCAAGCTCGGCAAAGAGCTAGGAGCCAAGTTCAACTGGCCTTATCGCACCTCACAAAAGAAAGAAGAAGACGGCTCCAAGACTGTTGTTGATGGTGAATTCCTTTGGGTGTTCAAGCGCAAGGTCGTTCGCAAGATCCGCGGCGAAGAGTCCCGCAACATGCCCCCATCAATCTTTGATGGCATGGGTCATAAGGTCGCCAACCCTCCACAAATTGGTGGTGGCAGCAAGGTGAAGATCATCTTCACTCCCTACGCCTACGACAACGTCCAGAAGGGCGTTCAGTTCCAGCTACAAGCGGTTCAAATTGTTGAACTGAAGGAAGTAGCCACGCTGGAAATTGCACCTGTTGAAGGTGGCTGGCAAGCCCCTGACGCTGGTGGTGACAGTGACTTTGCTGCCATGTTTGCTGGCTCAGAGGTCGCCTGATGTATCGCCGCTTCAACCAACAACAGGAGCGGCGTAAGAAAGGAGAGTTTCGATCCAAGCTTGAAGAACAAATCTCAGCGTCCTTGCAACAGCAGGGACATGAGATCAGCTACGAACGGGACCGCTTCGATTACTACCTGAAGCGGTTCTACACACCGGATTTCATTGTCAAAGGCCAAGCCTTCGAGTTCTACATAGAAGTCAAAGGGTATTGGGACAGTGCTGATCGGTCCAAATTCTTGGCGGTTGTTCAACGGCATCCAACTCTCCCGATCTTTATCGCCTTCCAGAAACCACACCAGAAAATCAGCAAGACCAGCAAAACCAGCTACTGCCAATGGGCAGAAAAGTTTGGGATTGCCTGGTGTCCAACCCCTATTCCAGATGACTTTCTCCACTCATGGGTAACTGGACAAAAACTCACATTCCGTGCCCCGACAAAGAAGGATGCGGATCCACAGACGGTGCTGCCATTAGTGCCGACGACGGCTCGATTCACTGCTTCGTCTGCGCACAGCATTTCATGAGCAAAGACAACGATCCAATCGCCGCAATGCAAGCGGCACGTATGGCAACAGCAGAAGTCGCAGTAGCTGCACCCTTGCCTACTGGTGGCTATGCCGACATCGAAGATCGACAGATCACCGAGCGGACCTGTCGCCTGTACGACTATCAAGTTGGCCTTAACCGGGGCCAGCCTGCTCACTTCGCCATGGTCAAGGGCCAGGACGGGCACAACTGTGCCGCTCACGTCCGCACCCTTCCAAAAGGCATCACTTGGGTTGGTAAATCCAAGGGTGCTCAACTCTTTGGGCAACACATCGGCACCGGCAACCACCTCGTCATTACTGAGGGGGAACTTGATGCCATGTCAGTCCATGAGGCCTACAGGCAACACGGCAACCACCTTGTAGTCGTCAGCATCACGTCTGGCGTCAGTGCTTGCCTCAACAACCTGAAGGCCAACATCAAATACATCGAAGCCTTTCAACAGGTCACGATCTTTTTTGATGACGATGAGCCTGGCGTCGAATGGGCTGCCAAAGCTGCTGAAGCGATCGGGCCTAAAGCTCGCATCGTTAAGGGGCTTGGATACAAAGATGCCAATGAGGCATGGCTAGCTGGTGACGGTGATGCCATCCGTGACGCCATTCGCAAGGCAGGCAAACACACCCCTGAAGGTGTTGTTGAAGCCATGGACCTGCTCGACGCTGTCCTTAATCCACACGAGGATCGCGGCTTAGACCTTGGCTGGGATGGTTGGAACAACGCAACCGAGGGGCTGAAGCCTGGCGAGCTTTGGCTCATTGGTGGTGGCACCGGCATTGGTAAGTCGTTGTTCACCAGATCAATGGCTCTGCACCTATGCCGTAATGGCACCAAGGTCGCTTACATCGGCTTGGAAGAGGCAGCCAGGACAACGCTTGAGCGCATGTTGTCTGAACAAATGGGCATTCCCTTTCACCTGCAATCCGGCGAAGTTCGCCGTGAATTACAGCAAGAGGTTCGCAATGCAATGAAGGCATTTGCCCCGAACTTGGTACTGCTCGACAAGTTTGGTGGTGATGACTTTGAAACATTTGTTGCCACCGTTAAACATTATGTTCTTAACGAAGAATGTCGTGTCGTATTCCTTGATCACTTCGCCCTACTCGCTGATGGTATTGCTCTCAATGTTGATCAGCGCAGGGCTATTGATAAGGCGATCAAGGAACTCAAGACGCTTGCGATGTCGCTCGACTTCACATTTGTTGTCGTGTCCCATCTATCAAGATCTGGAGGATTTGGTCCCGCTCACGAAGAAGGCGGCAACGAAAATGGACCATCACTGAGTGAGCTTCGCGGCTCACATTCACTAGCTCAGATCCCTGATTACATCTGGATGCTGCAGCGCAACCCACTCGATAAAGAAAACCCCAACCTCACATCATGCTGGCTCAAAAAGAACAGGATCAAAGGAACAGTCGGAATGATGAGCAAGCTGGAATTCCAGCCGGAGCTTTGTCATTTCAAGGA